GCAAAGAATAATCCTGTTGATGTAAGTGATTGGGGTGATAAGATATATGATACCATCATACCAGAACATCTTCAGAATAAACTTCTTAGTATTCCAAAAGACTTTATGAATTATAAAAAAAGTATCACTTTTAGTGGCTTTAACAATCCTGAATTGCATAGTAGTGGCTATTCATATTCAAATTTAGCAAAGGAACTTGAAGGGGTTAATCATAGTTATAGTGGAGTAACTTTAGATTTATCTAAAGCTAGACCTGTACCTTTTGATGACAATGACAGAGAGGGTAAATATAATTTATTGAGTAGTAATAATCGTTCTAATATGGATTGGAATGATGAAAGATTTATTTGGCTTAGAGATAAAATCAAAGAGTTAAACAAACCTTTATTTGATATATATGCTGAGAGAGATAAGTTTCTTTCTGATGTAAAGGCGTTATTAAATGCACATACCACACTAAACAAAGCATTAAAACAATGGGAGGGGTTATGGGATTTAGTACCAGAGGAGGCTAAAGATAGACACAAAAGAGTTGTTGAGAGGTATACATCTGAGCCTAGAGATGTTGTTGATGAAACATCTAATATAGACTTTGATGGACTAACAGCTCATGTACAAACTAGTAAACTAATTGATGGAGAGTAGACTATGGAAATATGGCAATATAATAACTTAATAAACAGACCAGTTATGCAAGGTCTTAACAACCCAAGTGATATGTACGAGAGAGCAAATGCAAACAGCAGAGACTTTATAGACATAAGGTTTGATACCCTAAAAAACTTATTAGAAAATCATTGTAGAAATCAAGACAAAGGTAAACCGATTAAACCTAGTGGGTTTAGATTGTTCTATGCATTAACTGACAAATCTAAAATAAAAGTAATGCATTATAATGAGCCTATGTTTACTGTTGATGATAAAAATATCCTGACATGGGAGTTATCAATGGCACGAGCTGGTGGGCAATCACAAGTAAACAGTATGCCTAACTACTTGCCTATATGTCTTTACCGATTAGGTACAAATAATTATTCGGTAGTGGCAATGTGGGATATAGCAAAAGGGTGTACTGATTTTAAAGAACTACCTTATATATTTAATGGGTTACAGTATAACTTGTTGACAGGTGAATATTTAAATGCAAAGCAAAGACAAAAGACAGTAGAGAGAAAAGATGAAAGAAAACTATGGAGGTCATTACTTACACCTCATAAGAAAATGCTTTTGACTATGACATCTCTAGGTGGTTTTAAACTTTTAGATGAAGATGTACAAGAAGTGATAAGGAGAAAAGTAAAAACAATAGTAGATAGTACAGAGTCTTATCATTATCATTCTGGAAAAATAACTTTAGAAGAAACAAAACTAACTGAATATGTTCTATCAGTTATGAAATCAGGAGAGTTAAGTAATCAATACCTAAACTTGTTGAGATATAATATCTCGTTTCAAATAAGTAATTATAGTTTTCAAATAGGGCAAAATGAGATTCAACCAGAACACATACGAAATTATTTAAATGAATACAGTACAGCATTTAAACAATCTTTAAATGTTTTTGAAAGCATAGGTTTTAATAACCAAAAGAAAACATTATCAAATAAGCTAACTGATAAACAAGCTGATGAATTAATAGAATTGTTTAGCGATAGTAGTATGGCTGAACATAAACGCAACGCAAAACAGGAGTAATAAAATGACAAGTGAAAGTGATGTTAAATCTGTAAACATAGCAGTATGTGACTGTGCTAATGGAGAGGTAACTCTTTATTGGAAAGTATCTATTATTGTTGGAACAGAAAGTGAATGGGTAAAAGGGCAAGGATATGATTTGAAAACATGTTCATGGGCTACATTTAAATCAGTTAAAGAGGTAATACTATGAGTTTAGAAATTCTAGATGATGAGACTAACAAAGTCAAACTTCTTCAGATGTGTATGGACAGGAGACTGTTGATAGACAAAATTAAAAGTTGGCTGAGGAAAGAACTAAATGATAATACAGAAGGTTATACTAGACAGGAATGTGCTAGTCAGCTGTATGAAAAAATAATAGAGTGGGAGAAAGAATTATGAGTAGTAGTACAGGAGAGTGGTGTTGTACAGAGTGTGGCTCACACAATGCCTATCAAGAAGACTTTAATGATGATGAAGTAGGACACATTATGGGTTGCCAAGACTGTGGCTACTATGATGTGTATAGAGAAGACGCAGAAACAGGAGAAGTAATCGAGGAATATCAAGGTTACGACCACGATTATGCACAAGAAGATAAGGAGAATAACAAATGAGTAGAGAATATACACGATATGGAGTTAGCGACATTGTAATTAAAAGTGGGATAAAGTTAGCTAAACATGTTGAGGTAAAAGACATTAATGGAAATGTAGTAGATAGTGCTGAAATTTATTTTATAGAAGAGGAAGATGATGAGTGAAATTAAATGGGGTTATATTTATGGTGATGAGTGTGATGAGTTATGGGAACATTTCGGTATGTCAGATAGAAATAAAAATGACCGAATGAAAGTACAATTAATTAGTTTTGAGTCAGAAGATGAGGAGGAAGATGATGAGTAGAGATATAACAGAAGTAATAGATGATTACTGTAGGAGTAAGTATGGTCATACTAATTGGGCATGGTACAACGAGGAGGAACACTTTGGAGTATCAAATGATGTTGCAACATTAGAGGGCAATATTATATTTTATTTCAAACCATATGAGGAGGAAGATGATGACAGTAGTAAAAAGTAATGACAAGGTAGAGAAACCTGAACACTACACAAGGTATAAGATTGAGCCAATAACATTTATTGTTGAGAATGAAATACCTTATTGTGAATCAAACGTAATCAAGTATGTCTGTAGGTGGCAACACAAACACCCAACGAAACAGGGGCAGATAGAGGACTTGAAAAAAGCTAGACAATATTTAGATATACTAATTAAGAAAGCAGAACAGGGGTAGCATGGATATAATAACTATAGATTTTGAAACCTATTATGATAGGGACTACTCTCTATCTAAAATGACAACTGAATCTTACATTAGAGACGAAAGGTTTGAGGTCATTGGGCTGGCGGTTAAGGTAAATGATACACCAACACGTTGGTATAAAAATGTCCATGATGCTCTGGCTTCCGTGGACTTAGGTAATTCTTGTATACTTGCACACAACACAATTTTTGATGGGTCTATACTTTCGTGGCACTACAACATTAATCCTAAGTTTTGGCTAGATACTATGTCTATGGCTAGACCACTTCACAATGCAACTGTAGGTTGCTCGTTGGCTAATCTTTCCTCTATATATAAGGTAGGAAAAAAAGGAACTGAAGTTATCAATGCTTTAGGTAAAAGAGAGAAAGACTTTACTCCTAAAGAACTTGAGGACTATGCGAACTACTGTATTAATGATGTCGAACTAACTTACAAACTCTTTAAGATTCTAGTTAAAGATTTTCCTAAGTCTGAACTTAGGGTTATAGACCAAACAATCAGAATGTACACAGAGCCATACATTGAACTTGACAAAAAACTTTTATGCAGCCACGCAGAGAAGATAAAGTTAGGCAAACATAAACTTGTTGACAGTTTGGCTACTAAAATTGGAGCCTCACCTGAAAGCGTGGAAAAAATTTTGTCCTCTAATAATATGTTCGCAAAAATTTTAAAGAAACTTGGCGTGGAGCCACCGAAAAAAATTTCCGCCACAACAGGTAAAGAGACTTATGCATTTGCAAAGACAGACAAACAGCTTACGTCTCTAAGTCACCACGATAATCCAATCGTACGAGAACTTGTTGGAGCAAGATTGAATGTTAAGTCTACTATTGAACAGACAAGAGCTGAGAACTTAATTAATGTAAGTGATAGAGGTAGATTACCAATCCTTTTAAATTATTATGGGGCTCATACAGGTAGGTTTAGTGGTGGAGATAAACTTAATTTACAGAACTTACCTCGTAATGGGGCTATTCGTAAAGCATTGACAGTACCAAAAGATAAAATGCTAATTGCCTGTGACTCATCACAGATTGAGGCTCGAATGGTTGCATATATAAGCGGACAAAAAGATTTAATACAAGCATTCAAGGAAGGTAGAGATGTATACAGTGAATTTGCTAGTGAGATTTATAATAGGAAGATTACTAAAGAAGATAAACTAGAACGATTTGTAGGCAAGACTTGTATATTAGGACTTGGTTATGGAATGGGAGCAGTAAAATTTAAAGATACCTTGGCATTAGGACAGGGTGGTATGTCAGTAGATATTGATATAAATGAGGCACAAAGAATTGTCAACTTGTATAGACAAAAAAACCATATGATTGTAATTTTCTGGGGAGTGTGTGATTACGCATTGCGTGGGATACTACATAATAGGAAAGGCAGTATACATGATGACATGTTGGAATACGATTCTAGAGGAATCTTATTACCGAATGGACTTCGCATTAGATATCCAAAACTAAGGCGAACAGATAATGGGTTTGAATACATTTCTAACTCAAGAACTTATAAGAAACTACAACTTAATGGTACTCTTGAAGATAAGGAATGGACTAAAATCTATGGAGGAAAAGTGACTGAGAATATAGTACAAGCACTAGCAAGGTTAGTTATATCCGAACAGATGGTAGAACTAGGGAAAACACACAAAGTTTTATTTCAAGTACATGATGAACTAATTTTACTGGCTGATGCTAAAAACTATACAAAGACACAGAAACACGTTGAGACAATAATGTCTACTCCGCCTAGCTGGGCAGGTAATTTGCCTGTTGCATGTGAGAGTGGGGTAGGTAATAACTATGGAGATTGCAAATGACAACAAAAGAAAATGTAATGAAAATATTAGATGAAACAAAAAAAGTAGCAGAAGATAATGATGAAGTGACACATGTTTTTGTTTTGTTAAGAGTAGGTAATTCATATATTAGACATTCAACACAGATGGATGACACTATGAGTGAGTTAGGTAGGATTGATTTATTAAAGCATGATATAATTAATAGAATGAATCAACAATCAAAATAATGGAAAAACTTACACATAGCTATTCATCTATTAAGATGTTTGAACAATGCCCTAAAAGGTATCTACATCAGAGAATTAACAAAGATGTAAAAGATATGGGAAGTGAGGCTACTATATATGGAGAGAGAGTACACAAGCAACTAGAAAATCGCTTGGCTCTCTCTGAGCCATTACCTAAAGAATCAATTAAGCACGAACAAGTTTGTAATACTATCGAAAAACTTACAGAGAATGCTGACTTGTATTTAGAAGAACAACTGTGCCTTAATGAAAACCTTACACCAACAGGTTGGTATGACAATGACGCATGGTTACGCAGTATCCTAGATGTTCTTATCCTCAAAGATGACACAGCTATTATAATGGATTGGAAAACAGGTAAGAGGCGACCAGATTTTTTTCAGTTAGAACTGTTTGCACTGCAAGTATTCAAGCACTATCCAACTATAAAACATATAAAGTCTAGTTTCGTATGGTTAAAGGAGGGTAAGATAGATACCGAGAACTTTAATCATGTCGACACTAATATAATGTGGACTAATGTTTTGTCAAAAATAGATAAGATTGACCAAGCCTATACATCTAATAACTTCCCAGCAAGACCAAGCGGTTTATGTAGGTATTGCCCAGCCAATAATATTTGCGAATATGCACGAATTTAATACTTGACAACACTGTAAATATCTATAATATGGCTAGTACACCAGAGGGAAAAATTAAAAATAAACTTGACACCATGTTAAAGTCTCTGAAAAACTCTGGAGTGTGGTTTTATTCGCCACAATCAGGGATATATGGTAAGTCAGGTATACCTGATAGAGTTATTGTGGTTTGCGGTAGCTTTATTGGAGTAGAGTGTAAGGCGGACAGGACTAAGAAACCCACCGCCTTACAACTTAAGTGTATGAAAGATATTGAAATGGCTAAAGGTAAATGTTTTGTTGTGTATGATGACAAAACTATTAACCAAGTTAAAACTTACATAGAGAAGATTATAGATGATAGTAGTAGAACAAGCAAAAGCATTAGCACTAAAACCTAAGTTTCCAAATAAAATTTTAGAGACTATACCTCAGTCTAAACCTTTAACTTACAACAACCACAAACTTGTTGTTACACCTCATACCATAGAGTCGGTTCAAATTTTGAAAAAAGTTGGCTTAAATGCTCCTAGCCCTATACTTTATTATTACGATTGGAGTGGGGAGTTTACTCCATACCACCATCAGAAAATGACATCAGCATTTTTAACTATACATGATAAGGCGTTGGTGCTTAATGAAATAGGTACAGGCAAAACTCAATCAGCTTTATGGGCATGCGACTACCTCATGGAAATAGGAAAGATTCGTAAGGTTTTAGTTATCTCACCATTGTCAACTTTAGAAAGAGTATGGGGTGATAGTATATTTAAAAGTTTCCCACATAGACAAGCAGTAACTTTACATGGTACTAGTGCTAGAAGAAAACAATTATTAAAAACACAAGCAGACTTTTTTATTATCAATCACGATGGTTTCCAAATAATTGAACAAGAATGTAGAAACATGTTTGACGTTGTTATTATAGATGAGGCAGCCGTGTTGCGAAACCCGTCCACTAATAGATTTAAAATTATTCGTAAGTTTATGGAGAGAGAAACCAACACAAGACTTTGGCTTATGACAGGTACACCTACACCTAATGACCCTACAGACGCATGGGCTTTAGCTAAACTTGTTGAGAGCCCATTTAATACTAAAACATATACAGCTTTTAGAGAATCGGTAATGCTTAAAATTAGCCAGTGGAAATGGGTACCAAGAGTTCAATCTATTGATACAGTTAAACAAGTTTTATACCCATCAGTTAGATATACAAGAGATGAGTGCTTTGACCTACCAGAGACTGTGTTTCAAACTCGAAAGGTTGCTCTTACATCAGACCAAACTAAACATTACAACAAAATGCTTAAACATTTTGCTACAGAATTAGAAGAAGAAGGAACAATTACTGCTGTTAACGAAGCAGTTAAACTACAAAAACTTGTACAAATAAGTTGTGGTGTGGTGTACGGAGATGAAGGAGACCACATAGAAGTTGATTGTTCTCCAAGAGTTAATGTTGTTCAAGAAACAATAGAACAAGTTGACGGTAAAGTTATAGTATTTGTACCTTTAACAGGTACATTAAGAATGTTAGAGAGAACTCTCTCTAAACAATGGAGTGTTGCGGTAGTCAATGGAGAAGTATCAGCTACAAAAAGAAACAAGATATTTCATGATTTCCAAAACGCAGACAATCCTCATGTTCTTATTGCCCACCCAGCTACCATGGCACATGGACTTACTCTTACAAGAGCTAGTACTATCATATGGTATGGTCCTGTGACAAGCAATGAGCAATACATTCAAGCGAATGGAAGAATAGAAAGGATTGGTAAGAAACATGTATCAAACATTATACATATCGAGGCAACAGAGCTTGAGTATAAAATGTATGAACGGTTAAGGAGTAAACAAAAACTACAGGGTCTATTACTAGACCTTATTAAAAAAGAGAGGAAAGAATGAGCATACCTATAAACAAAGTTATAGATACATACCTTAAATTAAGAGGCGAGAAAGAAACTCTTGAATCTAAAACTAAAGAGAAAGTTAAAAGTATTAAAGAGCAAATGGCTAAACTAGAGGCATATATCAAAGAACAAGCAGATGAACAAGGCGTAGATTCTTTTAAGACAGGCAATGGTACAGCGTTTTTAACTACTACTGATTTTGCACAAGTTGCAGATTGGGACGCAGTGCTTGAGTTTATAAAAGATAATGACGCTTTTGACTTACTAGAAAAGAGAGTTAGTAAGACAGCAGTTCGTGGTTATATAGAGGCTGATAAATCGGTACCATCAGGTATTAACTATGGTACTCGTATTGATGTCAATGTAAGAAAACCAGTAAACAAAGTGGAAGATTAATGAGAAAAAAACTTTCAATAAAGAATTCTACTTTTGCTACCATCCGAGACGGTACATACGACAAACTATCTGAAACAAGTTTAGATGTTGTATTCGTAGGGGCTAACCCAAATGTGTCTAAGATGTGGTACGAAAGTGAATGGTCAGACAATAGGGAGTCTACGACTCCAGATTGTTTTTCCCTTGATGGTAAGGCACCTAGCAAAGCTAGTGTGTCACCTCAGAATGATGTGTGTGCATTATGTCCACGCAACGCATGGGGTTCTAAGATAACACCTCAAGGGTACAAGGTTAAAGATTGCTCTGATATAAAAAGAGTAGCAGTTATCCTTGCTGACAAACCAAAAGAGGGTGTACATCTTTTGCATATAACACCTTCATCTTTAAAAAATCTAAATGTATATCATAAAACATTATCTATGAGAGGTATTGTTCCTGAGATATGTAAGACAACATTATGTTTTGATGAGGAAGTTAATTACCCAAGACTGAAATTTAAATTCAGTGGGTTTAATAATAACAACATCCAAAAATATGTTGACACAATATTAGATTCTGAAGAGGTGAAGTTAGTTACGGGCGAGATATCTACACCAAAAACTACCGCAGATGATTTTGATTTTTCTGTTGAGGTAGGGTATTCAATTAATAACAAGTCGGAGGACTTATGAAAATTACAACACCAGTGGGTATTGCCCACTATCCGTATATCAGTAAACCTGATACACAAGCAGTTGATAAAGGTTATGCAAGTGTGCCTATGTACAAAGTAAACCTTTCTATACCACAAGAAGAGGCTCAACCTTTAGTTAAATTAATTAAAGAGTTGCTCGTTGCTGGTATGAAATCTGAAAAAGATAAAAAACCTAAAGCAAATTTAAAGCAAGCACCATTACCATTTAGTAGTGAAGTAGATGAAGATGGGGAGGAAACAGGAAACATTATATTTAAATTTAAATCTAAGTTTAAGCCTGCTGTATTTGATTCTAAGAAACAACCTATGATAGACCATAATATATTTGGTGGCTCAGAACTTAAAGTTGGAGGATTACTTGCATTTTATAGCTCGCCAGCTATTGGATGTGGTGTAACTCTAAGACTTCAAGCTGTGCAAGTTATTCAATATGTTGAAGGAACAGGTAGCGGAGCTGACAGTTTTGACTTTGAGGAAGAAGATGGGTTTGTGTCTGGTGCTGGCCAGGCGGAATCAACAGAATCTCCAAACACACAGGAACAAGTTGATGTAAGCGTAAACATAGACGCAGCACCTGCAGCAAAGGAAAAAGTTAAACCTAAAGCTAAACCTGTACCTGTTGAAGAGCCTGAAGATGTACCTTCGACAACAACTAATGATGAGTTAGCTGCTGAAATAGCTAAACTTGTTGGGGAGTAAACTAATGGCAAAGTTACCTCTAGATTTTAAAAGAGTAGAAGCTTTAAGGAAACACATGTTACTTACTACAGGTAATATGGCTGAGATTCTAGAGGTATCTCGTATGACTTACTACGGATGGGTAAAAGGGAAATCTGTCCGTAGAAAAAACGATGAGAGAGTACGAGATACTTTAAGGAAATTACTATCTGCTATGGAAAGCGGGTGGCCTATGCCTGAGATTATAGCTATGGAACAGAAACTTAGATTCAGAAGGCTTCTTGAGGTTTTAAAAGAAAAAGAATAATATAACAGAACGGGGTAGTTGCGTTTTTAGCTTTAAGTTTTCACAGCTACCCTCATGACAAAGGTAAATCAAATATGAATATGTTGGAATTTTTCCAGCAAGTTTTACCAGACGAGGGATTTTATGTTACTACTGTAATTAACAAAGACGGTAGACGGCAGGGGTTTTTTAGGTCTAGGGAGGAACTTGCACAAGTATGTGAACGATTAGATAAAACTAATAACAATACTTATTTTGCAATATCTGCATTTAAACAGAAGGGAAACAGGAAACAAGATAATGTAAGAGCTACTAAAGTAGTAGCTATAGATATAGATTGTGGTGGTAATAAACCATATGAATCTTGGAAGGAAGGTTTAAAAGCATTAGGGAAGTTTGTGTCTGACCTGAAGTTACCTAAACCTATGATAGTGCATTCAGGTAATGGCTTACATGTATACTGGGTGCTTGATGAAGAGCTACCGCCTGAGCAGTGGAAACCATTAGCAGAAGCTATGAAGCAAGCTGCAATCCAAAAAGAATTTAAAATAGACGCTGGTCTTACAGCCAACAGTGCATTAGTGTTAAGACCTATAGAAACTCATAATCCTAAGAATGGTAATAAAGTTAAGGTATTAGTAGAATCTAAACCAACTAGTGTTGCATATCTGAAGACAAGTTTATCTTACTATTACGTTGCGGCCGCAATGCCGCCCGAAGGTCAAACTCGTGACAACTCGTTGTTAGATAATTTATCTACTAAGAGTGAACACCAGTCTGCTGTTGGTTCAGTAGTAGCTAGCAAGTGTAAACAAATAGAGTGGGCTATATCACATCAAGACAAAGTAGATGAGCCTTTATGGTACTCCCTTATAGGAGTAGCAGCTTTTTGCCAAAACCCCGAAACAACGGCTATAGAGTGGTCTAAGGGGCATTCAGGATATAGTGAGAAGTCAACTAAACATAAACTTCTTCAGTGGAAAGAGTCTGCTTCAGGCCCAACTACCTGTGCAAAGTTTGAATCTAATAGACCTACAGGTTGTAGAGGTTGTAAGTACAAAGGTAAGATAGGTTCACCAGCTAGACTAGGTGTTCAATATCAAGAAACTCCTATAATAAAACAAGCTCCTGATAAAGTAGCTAACGCTGTGCCTATGCCTAAACCATTTAAAAGAACTAAGGATGGTATTAAAATTACTATAGATGATACAGATATAGACATATGTAAGTTTGATATATACCCAGTAGGCTATGGATTTGATGAGTCATTAGGGTACGAAACTGTAAGATTTCATTGGGATAGACCACATATGGGGTGGCAAGAACTATCATTAAGGCAAGCATATCTTACTGATGGTAGTAGGGAATTCCCTAGTGCTATAGCAGACCAAGGTATTGTACTGTACAATAAGAAACAAACGGAGTATTTTCAGCTTATGCTAAGAACTTACATGGAAGAATTAAGACAGATTCGCACCATGACAAATTTGTATTCTACTATGGGTTGGAAAGAAAAGAACTCATCTTTTCTACTAGGTAATTTATTAATAAAAAGAAAACCTGACGGGTCTGTAATAGAGGAGAAGATAAACTTAGCCTCCATTATACAAAAGCAAGGCTCAGATTTATATGGTGCTAAAGGTTCATTAGAACAATGGACTAATCTTACTTCTGTTATGGATAAGGCTAACCTTAAATCGCATATGTTCTGTTTAGGTGTGGCATTCTCTGCACCCCTATATAACTTTACTGGACTTAAAGGATTGACAGTATCACTATATGGACCAACGGGCGGTGGTAAAACACTAGCACAGTATTGGGCTCAGTCTATATATGGAAGCCCTGAGAAGTTACACTTTACGGCTAAGTATACACAGATGGCTTTGTTCTCTCGACTTGGTACATACGCTAACTTACCACTTACTATAGATGAAGTAACCATGATGAACGATAAAGAAGTAGGAGACTTTTGTTATTGGGTGTCACAGGGGCGTGATAAAGCAAGACTTAATAGAAATGCGGAAGAACGAGATGCTAAAACATGGGCTACACCTGTACTAGTATCTACCAACAAGTCTCTACAAAGTAAGCTGATTGCCTCTGGTCTGGACACAGACGCACAGATGGCTAGACTTTTAGAATTAACTGTCCCACAGACTGATGTCTTCACGAGAAACAGTGAAGTAGGCAAAAAAATATATCAAGCTATCCATCAAAATTATGGTCATGCTGGTAGAGAGTTTATTAAAAAGCTAGTAGAGATGGGGGAAGAAGGTATTCAATCTATTATTGCAGAAGCTTCTGATAATTTTAGTAAAAAATATAGATGTAGTTTTGGCGGACAAGAGAGATATTGGGAACAAGCTATTATCCTTTCTGACTTATCTATGAGCCTAGCTAAAGAATGGGGGTTAATAGACTATGACTATGAGAAGTCTACTGAATGGGTACTCGCACAGATAGGAGCTATCCGTAGAACTGTACAAGAAAACCAAGTAGATGCGTTTGATTTAATTGCAGAATATATGGCTGACTCAGCTGATACATCAGTAACTATTATGCATACAACAGGACAAAAAGCACAACCAGACTTTGCTAGAATACCAAGAGGAGATATAAGAATAAGATTAGATGTATTTAGAAAGTCAGCTGCTGATGCGTTTGATAAAGGCACTATGATGATTGACAGAACTCATTTTAGAAAGTGGTTATCTATACGTGGTGCAGACTATAAGACATTCAAACAGGAACTTGTTGCTGAGAATGCAGTCGCTACTCCTAAGTCAGAGAAAGCATCACTTGGTAAAGATACTCCTGTGAAGTTAGCACAGACTTATGTTATTGGATTTAATCTTACTCACCCTAGATTTCAGAGTCTATTAGATAACGCTGATATTGAAGCAGATGACTTGTCATATGGACAATTACAGGTTCTTGACAAAAAAGAAGGGGTCTGAGAGGCTCGAGAAGGCTGTTTTCAGAGGGGAGCTGTACCCTAGGTACCCCCTAAAACTTTACATATCATCTAGTGATTATCTATTGCGTCTTCGTATGCGTCTAATAAAAATTGTGTATCAGGTCTGATATTTTTAGGAGCAAACTTTTTGTATCGTTCAGCAGCTGGTAGTGACCAAGCTCTATATGCTCTTTGTGCTGAAGGCAACCAACGTTTTAATTCAAACTCAGTACCTCTATGGTCTTGGTTATGTTCTCTAACATCTCGTTCTACCTGTCTCATTCTGTCTCTATCTCCTACTAGTTTTGCTTTAACCCAAGCATCGGTATAACCTTTTTTAATTGCTTTAACATAACCATCAGTTTGTTTACTCATTCTTATAATATCATTTTGGTAGGTAGCTCCTGCTGGGTAGAAGTTTAAAAATCTAAAGAAAATCTGTAGACCGCTTACATCTTCTTGTAATATCTTACCTTGTTTGTTTGTTATATGTCCGTTTGCCATATAAGATATACCATCTGTTACACCTCTTAATGCACCGAATGGTTGGTTCTTGAATATATCAGACCAAGTTGTTGTATCATCTTTAAGTCCTATAGCTTCCGCACCTTGTCGTGCTACTAAATTTGCTGTAACTACTGTTTGTTCTGCTGCAGAATACACAGGCCCAAAAAAGTTTTTAACTTCTTGCCAGTTGTCTGAGCCTGCCTTACCAAGCCCTGTTAGTGGTACCAAATCACCGAAGCCTAATCTTGTAGATATGGTAGCTCCAAGAGTGTAATCCAATAGACCTCTCATAGCTATTGGTGATGCTCCAGGTGCAAGTTCTTCTATAAATTCTGTTAATTCTTTTTCTACAGTTCCCATTTTAATACCTCGTGCTTGCACTAATGTATCTATTAAATCTGTTATATCATCAGCAAACGGTAAACCTTTTAATCCTGAAAGGAACACAAGCATACCAAGTAACATTAATCTTTCTTTCGGAGCTAAGTTTTTTATAAGTTCTACAGTAATAATTACAAATTGTTTATACATAAAGATGTATTGGAGTACATTACCACGAGCCATTTGTGGTCTGTTAAACATTCCATATTCACCTTGAGATGTGTTAACAGCTCTTATAGCGAACTCTTCTGCATTTTTAGAAGCTTCTTTTAAACTCTGACCAGCAGCTTGTAGCTTATCTCTTTGTAATCTGTACGCTGCTAAGAAAGTTGTTCTTCTATTTAACTGCTCTGTGTATGAGAATATTTTCATCCATGCTCTAACACCAGCAGCTAATTGTTTCTTAGCCATCAATCCACCTCTAGCTGTACCAACAAGAGCATTAAACTGTGCCGCTTGAAGTACACCTTGTTCAGTAGCTTCAAGTAATACTTGAGCTTCATCTTGAGTTATACCGTATTTATTCTGTAATGCTTTATCGTCAATTACTTTTTGCACATGAGACAAGTTCTCTAGGTTAAAGTTCTTCATATTTCTTAATGCCATAGTCATAGCACTAGCCGACCTACCCAAACCAAAGCCACCACCATATCCAGTTTTAGCGTTATACGTAGATAAATAAGGGATACTATGAGTAACCATAGACATAGTATTTATAAGACCTGTTGCAAGAGAACCACCAAGTTGTGTAGTTACTGTTAATAATTTTATAGCAGAACCTGCTTCACCTGAAAGCATATCTTCTGTAGATACGTCTATGTTTCCTGCTCTACCATAGAAATCTAGTAGCCCACTAGCTATGTCTTTATATCTATTACCTTCACCTTCAGTAGCAACTTGTATTGACTCTCTGCCTCTACCACTACCTTTAAATACAGTAATGGTTTCACCTTTCTCCGCACTATATCTATACTGGTTTGCATAAGCATCATACTGTTGCTGTGCAATTTGTATCTGCTCATCATTACCTGTTTGTTCTACTCGCTCCATGTTTTCTCTAAGTCTGTTTAGTTTTTTCTTATTACCTTTACTCCATAGTTTTACATCAGTGGTATATTTATTTAACTTGTGTGAATAAAAAGTTTTACCTGCTGCATGAGACATAGTTTCTAAATGTTCTGATACACTTCTTACAACATCTGCATCCCAACCAGCTGTGCCTGAACGCTGTAAACTTTTTCTTGCTCTATCACTTTGTTTTGTTAAAGCAGTAATTATTTTCTTTTGTTGTTCGGGTTTTAAGTTAATTCCTATTCTAGCCATAATGCTAGTAAATTCATTTAGATTCATCTCACTAGATACGGGTGCACTTTTTGACACAGCAGCTGTTCTGGCTTCTAAAGTAACTTCTACTTCTTGTAAGTTATTATCTATAAATTTATAATTAGTACCGCCAAAGTCTTCTGTTAATTCTTTTTCTAAAGCTCTTGCGTCTTCTTGAGTAGCAACTTGGTAGTATGGCAAAACATTTTTAGTATGGTCAGCTAGCTCCACTTCATTACCATCATTATCAAAAGCTCTAAGTGTTACTTGAAATTTACCACGCCTAGTAAATGGTACATACCCACCTAGTACAGTTCTCTTTGCATTAAATTCATTATTAGTATTTTTTAAATCTAGTATTAATAAGTTTTGTATTGTTTCTGTTACTGTTTTTGCGTCAGCTTTTTTATTATTATAGATTTCATGTAGTTGTTGCAGACTATTTACTACATCAGTAAACTGTTCACTGCCATCTTGTAATACAGGTACTTCAGTGGTATTACCACTAACCCAGTCTTCAAGTTTTTTTGGTTCCCATAAAGCACGATTAACGTCTCTTATAAATCTTTCTGCTTTATCTTGAGCTTCAGGGTCATACTTAATACCTACACCTTCTAGCGTAGCTCCTTCAGAATAAATCTCTTTGTATTTATTTAGGATAGTTCTTGCCGCAGCTACATCTTGAGCACTAGCTCCTATGCCACGACTGTCTTCTGCATACTCTCTAACCATTTGTAATATATCTGTAGTTTCTGATACGGTAGCTTCTAGGTTAGACTCTAATAAATCTTTAGCAGCTTCATCTACAGCGTTTCTATTTTCTTGGTAAATTCTATAAACTCTATCGCTAATAGCACCAGGTTCAAATCTAAAAGGTCTACCATCTGGATTAGGTGTACCGTCTTCTAGAAAATCTAGTTGAACATCAAAACCTTGTTCAAAAGTTTCTTTACTTATAATATTATCAGCTTTCATTTTTTCAAAAGCTGCCATGTCAATAATCGGATTACCTTCTCCATCTTTTGTTATTAGTGACGGAGCGTTTCTTATATCAGCGTCACTATTAATTTGACCGCTTTTAAACAATGCACCAAATGCTAGTAGTTTACCTGCTATTTCTAGCTCTTGTGCTGTAGGCCCGTTCTGCCCAAACAAACCAGAGTAATTTGCACTATGAGTAAACTTAGTCATATCACCATATATCTGTTGATACTTTCTTGTCCTTGCTGTTTGCCCTTGAAACAATGCAAAGATTTTTGATAAGCCTTCACTACGCAAAGCTACGTTATCTAATGTTTGAAACTCTTCAAGTACTCTACCAAACCATCCTGATGCATCACCTTGACCATACATACGCCTACCAATTTTTTTAGCTCCATCGTAGTATTCTTTATAATTAAATAGATTACCTGGTTTGCTAGTAAGTCTTTGTGCCATACTTGTTAAACCTTTAGCTGCTACAGTTGAGTGTGTTTCGACAAAGTAACGACCATACTTACTTTCGTTTCTTAGTCTGTTCATGTTCTCCATCATTTGTTTTACTGTTACAACACCACTACCACCTGTACGCAAGTTCCTGCGAGCTTGGAATATTAAGTATCTTGTCATATCATCTTGGAACTCTATGCCAAATGCATCTCGCATAAAGTTTTTAATTGCATTCCAAAATCTTGCTAGTATATGTGAATCAACATAGGCAGCATGGTCAGCTAATGCTTCTTCTATAGCCTCATACTTTTCTTGCCCATTGTTTATATTCATATCAGCTATTAATCTTATAGCTGGGTCACTATTGTAGATGTCATCAAATACTAACTTAAGTCTATTCATTGGTAAGAAAGCTCTAAAGCCAAAGTGTCCTAGTGCTTCGTGCCCAATAATACTTCGTAACATTTGTTCATCTTTAACAAAGTCTGTAAATATTATTATCTGGTCACCAAAAGAATAACCTGATGCATTGACTGTATCAAAATCATCTCTAGCTTCTGTTGCTCTTTTATACAACGCAGGGTTTGTTTCTTGTAATTCTTCTCTGTTTTTAACTACAGTAACTGTAGGTTTAGTTTTAAGTTTTCTTAATATTTGTTTAACTATTAGTTCTGCTTTACCTTTAGGCACAGGGTCTTTTATTTCTTGCCCATCTGTGTACCTATAATACTTACCATCTTTACCATCAGCTTCATTAACTATGTCATTGACAGTAGGAGCTGTTTGTTTATTGTTTATGGGTGCAGGTTTACGAACTTTCATACCACTTTCAGTTGTTGATTGCACAAGATTTAAATTACCATCTTTATCAAAGTAATCTTTTAGTGGTACTCCTTGAACAATCGCTTCTTTGTTTGCACTAGCATAAAGAGTTTCCATCTTACGTATTTTTGATATTTTTTCTCCTGTTCTGTTTGTAGTTTTAGTTATGTAATGTTTTTCAGATATATAATTGTTTATCATATCTGTTAATTCTTGAGTGGCTTTCTCTTCATTTAAATCTGTAGCTTCTTGTTCTGTAGCACCAATAATATCCGTAACTGGTTCTTGTGCTGCTTTATATCTTGCAACTTTATTTCTTACACTTAAAGTATCTGTGTTAAGTATTGTATTCATTGCTCCTAATTTTTCTGCTACAACTACCCAGTCAGCTTCAACACCGCCTGTTTGCATATCTCTTCTTTCTTGTGCAATAATCGAACTAATAAATTCCTGCCTTATAATATCTATTTGTTGGTCAGTAAACTGAGTGTTAAGTAAAAAATCTTTAACAAATTTACGTTCTGATTTACCTTTTAACAAAGCTTGAGGTTTATTAGGGTTAGGATTTTCAGCTCCAAATGCAATCTCCATCATATCTGCTATAGCATCAGTAAGTGCATCTACATCTGCTGTAGTTTCTCCCTGTAACCCTTCTATTTGTGCTTGTGCATCTAATAGTATTTCAGAATTAGACCCAATATTTCTATTTGCTTCTACTTCTGCTTGTGCAAGCGACATATATTTGTTTCTTAATTTACCTATGTTAGGCTCATCAGCTCTTGTAAATGATGGGTCATTTTGAAACTGTTCTTGAAGTTCTGGTGACAAGTTATCGTAAGTTAAAGCTGTACCTAAAGATGCCCATATAGTAGCTGGGTCTCTAGTAGCTTTAGATTTAACAGGTGTTACTACACGATTTTCCCTCGCCCTATTGGTTGATTCTTGAACTTGTTCGCTGATATTTTCCCTGCCCCTTTTAAGGCTATCAGCTTTCGTTTTTTGTTCCTGATTCTGGCTTCCAGTTTGAGCTTGTCCTTGGTCTTCTTGACCTTGTTCGGCAGTGTTAACATCTGCTGCTTGCTGGTCTCCTTCTGGAACTGCTCCGCTACCTCGGGCTTGTTCGCCTGTAACCACTTCATTTGTTTTTTGCTCTTGAATGGCATCTTGTGTTTCTCCTTCTGTTGTTGCAGCTGTAGTTGCAGCAGCTTGATTTTTTAATATTTCAGTTTGTGCTTCAGCTTGTTTTATTCTTTCAGCTTCTAGTTTTTCTTCAGCTTTACGAATTCTTTCTCTTTCTTCTCTTTCAGCTTTTCTTAAAATAGCTGCGTTTCGTTTATTATCTTCCTGTATTTGTTTTTCTTCGTTAACAATTTTTTGTAATCTATTTTCAGCTTCAACACCTGCTGCAGCACCTGTTGCCATAGCAGCTTCACGCCTACTAATAGCAGCTGTAACAGCTTGAAGGTCTTTGTCTTCTTTTTTAGTTAATTTTTTCTTACGTATTAATCTGTCTCTTTGGTCTAATAAATCTTGTTGGTTAAAAGTACTTATAGTTCTACCTGTTTTTAATTTATATAAGTCGTTGTTTATATCTGTTTCTGGTTTTACTTCGGGCTGACCAGTTTGTTGAACTGTTTGCAAAATTGGATTAGGTGCAGGTATAGGAGAACTTATAGGGTCAGAAACTTGACCAGTAGTTTGAACAGGAGGTTGTCTATTTTGTTGAACTTGTTGCAAAACTGGATTAGGTACCAATGCAGGTGAACCTATAGGGTCAGAAACTTGAAGGTTAGATGCAGATGGCCCAGCTGTTGCAGCCGCTCCAGTTGCTCCAGCTGCTGCAGCTTGTTGCCTTCTTCTGTTTCTAGCACGACCTGTTGGTGTAAGTAAACTTTGTTGCCCTGTTACAGTAGGTTGTTGTTGCCCAGCTAAATCTAATTCTAATTGATTTGGGTCTGTTTCTACTTCTGGTTGTGTAGGTATAATTTCTTCTCCACCAAAAATATCTAGCTGTGTAGGTTGTGGTGTTTCTATAGGTTCAGGTTGTGGAACACCTGTTGGATTCCTTCTAGTATCTCTAGTTCTTGATGTTACTTCAGGCCCAAATAGTGGAAGTTGTCCAGTCTCATCTGGCTCTGGTGGTTTCTGTGAAGTAGTTTCTGGCTCTGGGTCTTTGTTACCTTCTGGATTTAATACATCAGCAGCCTTGTCCGTTTTAAGATTTGCAATACCACCAATAGGACCACCGATTGCAAAACCTGCTGCAAACGCATTGAGTAATCTTCTATATGTACCAGCATCTCCTAGCTGGTCTGTACCACCTAGTAGTATACTTTCTTGTGCTAATTCAGTAGCACCTTCTAATGCACCACCAACTACAATACCTTCTTTTAGGCCCACGTTTTAATACGTCAGCACCCGTTCTCATTTTAGCTGGATTTAAACCTAGTACTTTACCCGCTAAAAAAAACTCGGGTATAACTTCAGCCGCAGCATAAGGGAACGAACCTAGAAAAGCTGTGCCTCTATCACCAACACCAGTTTCTCTGACTTCTCCATAGATGTCAGCTTGACCTAATTGTTGAGCTCCTAATATAGAAAACCCTGCTGCACCACCTATACGAGCTTGAGTTGCTCCAGCTTTTCCTGCTATTTTAGCCCCAGTATATTCTAAAGCCTCATCTCTAGCAGCTCTGTTTTTTGCACCTGTAAACGGGTTATTATAAAAAACATCATTCTTAACTTTTGTTGCACCAGCTAAACCTGATACTTCGCGAAGAAGTTTTTTCTCACCAACAGTCATTGGTTGGTT